GTTGTCAATCGTTTGTTTTCATCATCAAACAAATAACTATAATCCTCCACTTGAAACAATACATTCTTGTTTTTTGTAAAATAGTCACATTTGCAAAGATAATCCAAATCATCAATAATATTCATTTTGAAATCATGTTTGATAGCCAAAAAAGAACCATAAAAATCAACACCATGCAAAAAATGATGATGATGAATCAATCGACTGGATAAAAAGCAGAAAAAAGAGTCAATGTATGCAGCATTGTTTTTGTCTAATATTTTGGAATGTATTTCATCAGGATTCGAATTATATTGAGGTAATTCAAATAATACTTTGTTGGTAGTATCATATTTTCCCATGATATATTTAAAAGGATCCAATAAAGGTGCCATTTTAAAAAATACTTTTTTTTTCGTAATCTTATCTGTATCTATTTGCTTGAGATTGCAATTGAATAATTTGTCATTTTCTTCATCTACACTTTTGATATTTGACAAATAATAGGTATGATTTAAATTGATGGAATTATAATTTGCATCGTTGAATGCAAAAAAAAGATCGTAAATAGGAACATAATTTTGAATATTGGAGAGAAATGTAAGGTCTTCTTTTTGAAAACTTTTGAAAAGCTGTGTATTTTTCCTTTTTTCGTAATTCATGATAGATATTTTTTCCATTTTACTAAATAAAATATAAATATTATCATTTTTAAACCAATAAAGAAATGAAATGGAACAAAGTCCAAAAAAAGAAATGCGTGTTAAAAAAAAGAAAAAAAACTTTACATAAATAAACATTAATGACATTGAATTTAAGTAAATTTGATATGCGATCCATTACATTCAAAACAAGCGATACCAGTGGTCCAGTAGTTGTTATGATTGGAAAAAGAGGAACGGGTAAAACTTTTTTGGTTCGTGATCTCCTTTATTATCACCAAGATATTCCCATTGGTGTAGTCGTTTCTGGAACAGAAGAAGGAAATCACTTTTACAAAAGTTTAGTACCCAAATTATTTATTCATAATGAATACAATTCTGCCATTATTGAAAATATATTGAAACGACAAAAAGGTGTCTTGAAACAAGTCAATAAGGAAATAGAACAATACAAAAAATCGTCCATTGATCCGCGTGCATTTGTCATATTAGATGATTGCATGTATGATGATAGTTGGATACGCGACAAAATGATGCGTTATATTTTCTTCAATGGGCGACATCTCAAGCTCATGTTGTTGATTACCATGCAGTATCCATTAGGAATTCCTCCGAGTCTTCGAACAAATATTGATTTTGTATTTATTTTGAGAGAACCTTATATTAATAACCGCAAACGACTTTATGAAAATTATGCGGGTATGTTTCCCACCTTTGAATCTTTTTGTCAAGTGATGGATCAATGCACTGAAAATTTTGAATGTCTTGTTATTAACAACACCACACGTTCCAATAAATTGACTGATCAAGTATTTTGGTACAAAGCCGATGCACACAATGCATTCAAATTAGGTAGCAAAGAATTTTGGGATTTGTCCAAGGATATTCAATCAGATGACGAAGAGGAAAAATATGATCCCAATAATGCGAAAAAAAGAGGAAGTGGTCAAAAAATCAATGTGAAAAAAAACAAATGGTAAAATGAATGCTAGAGCTAATGGTTGGTGATCACTAATCACACAAAATATAGTATATTGATAAATAATTATATCAATATAATATAAAAATGAGTTTTTTTTCAAGAGTATTCAAGAATAGTAAAAAAAGTAAAATAAAGGATGATGAAGAAAGACGTATTCAACAAATTCGAGATCAAGATTTTGAACAAAGAATGCAACCAAAAATGCAAACAAGAAAAAAGGTATCTTCATCATACAATATAAATCCAGCTCTTCCCTATACAACAAAACAAATTCCTGAAATGCCTACACCTACAAAAATAATGTCCACACAAGAAAGAATAGATTCCTTGAATAATCAAATTATACAATATCGTAACCAATTAAATAATAGATATCTCACTACCAAACAACAACAGGATATTTTGAGAGAAATAACAAGAATAGACCAATTAATAGATCAATTAAGAAGAAAAGGGGGTAGAAAGCAAAGCAAAAAAAGAACCAAAAAAGGTGGAAATAAGCAAATCAAAAAAGGAAAATCTAAAACAAGAAAATCTATTTTTTGGTAGAAAAAGGACCACTCACTAATTCACTTTGTCCATAATCTGATTTCCCTACAACTATGTTTTCACCTTCAAACAACTCTTTACGAATATCTGCCACTGAAATACCATCCCCTTCTTTTTCAATACTATTGAATGTATTTTCTTGCGTATTCATATTGGAAATACCAATCAAATTTCCGTCTTCGTCAATCGTCTGTGTCAATGTAGCACCCGTTTTTTCTGCCTTGGCAATATTGTCTTCAATCGCCTTTTTCTTTGATTCTTTGACTCGATCATCAAAAGCGGTCTTGGCAAAAGTATCGTTTTTGTTCTTTTCACTCATCAACTGATTCAACTCTTCCTCCATATATTCGACACGTCCTGTTTTATATGCTTCTGGGTGCCAAGGCATCCACAATCCTATAGGACCTACAAAGACATCATGATGTGGATCAATTTCTCTCAACATTTTACATCTTAATTCTGCTTCTTCTATAGTAGGATACACGCCACGCACCTTTAATCCACGTGTAGACGTTTGGAAATTGTATTTCACATTGAAATTGTTTTCTAATTCTTCCTCATTTTGATCCATGAATGTTTTATAGTCATCTTCCAGCGAACTCGCTTTGATTAAATTTTCTTGTTCTTCCTTGTTGAATTCTTTGAAATCATCCATAATATCATTGAATGTCAACTTGTATTTATAAGACAAAAAATTCAAAAATTGAACAAATTTTTCCATCGACTTGGAAAACTCCCACTTATTTAGGAACTGCTCAAAAAAATACAATTCCTTCTGTTTTAAAATTTTTTCAGGTGAAACAAAAGATACACACACAAATTTTTGCCCTGCCAAGGGTTTATCCTCCTCCAACAAATCTACATATTTAGGATTTGGAAGTCCCTTTTCTGTCACTTTTCTCTCAAAAGACAACGAAGAATCTTTAGATACGGATTTTGTATTTTTCATTTTTTGTATATTTTATTTAGAATTTTTTAAATCATTTTAAACTAATATATTTTTTTCTTATTTATTAATATAAATGTTTGATATTGCAGAACTTATCAAAAGAGTCATCAAATACTTAGTCATGGGTTTGATGATTGCTCTAGCTTCCTTTTTGGTGCCTAAAAAGGCAAAGGCTTTGGATCTTGAAGAAATCGTATTGATTGGTCTATCGGCTGCAGCAACATTTTGTATTCTTGACGTTTATTTACCCAGCATTGCAGTAAGCACCAGACAAGGTGTCGGTCTAGCTTTGGGAGCAGGATTAATTGGAGGCATTCCTATCGCTTAAGTGCAACCATCCAATAAAATATAAAAATACATAATTATAAAATTTTTTATGTATTTTTAAAAAAATTGAAATCTATTTCTTATATCAATACAATTTTATACATGCAAAATTTGAGTTATTGCATAGAAATTAAGCCGAATAGAATATGCAATTTTGAAGATTGTCAAAAAAGAGCCTCTTTTCATTATGAAGGAAATTCAAAAGGTTTGTATTGTAGTATTCATAAATTGGAAGAAATGATAGATGTTATATCAAGAAAATGTAAATATATTGAATGCAAAACACTACCACATTTCAATTATGAAGGAGAAAAACCTTTGTATTGTAGTATTCATCGTTTAGAAGGAATGGTTGACGTAATAAACAAAAAATGTCATTTTCAAGGATGTAAAACACAACCGAGTTATAATTATGAAGGAGAAAAACCTTTGTATTGTAGTATTCATCGTTTAGAAGGAATGGTTGATGTTATTAGTAAAATGTGTAAAAATGATGAATGTAAAACAAGACCACATTTTAATTATGAAGGAGAAAAACCTTTGTATTGTAGTATTCATCGTTTAGAAGGAATGGTTAATGTTAGTAGTAAAACTTGTGAATATGAAAATTGTAAAACTCAACCCACCTATAATTATGAAGGTCAAACTATAGGTAGATTTTGTTCAGTTCATAAATTGCAAGATATGATTAACGTAAAATGTAATACTTGTGAATATGAAAAATGTAAAATACAACCAAGTTATAATTTTCAAGGGAAAATAAAAGCAAGATTTTGTTCAGTTCATAAATTAGAAAATATGATAAACATAAAAGACAAAACGTGTGACAATGAAAATTGTAATAAAATCCCAAATTATAATTTTCAAGGAAAGTCGCCTTTATTTTGTGTAAGTCATAAACAACATGACATGATAAATGTTAGAAATAAAACAACATGTGTATATGAAAATTGCATTATACGACCCACATTTAATTATGAAGGAGAATCAAAAGCACTATTTTGTGCTACTCATAAACAACCCACTATGATTGATATAAAGAATAGAAAATGTGAAAATGACTATTGTAATAAAATTCCAAGTTTTAATTTTAAAGATGAAAAAAAAGGCAAATATTGTAATCTACATAAACTTGAAAATATGGTCAATGTTAGAAACAAAACATGTATAAATGATTGGTGTTCAACTTTTCCTAAAAACAACAAATACGATGGATATTGTTTGTTTTGTTATATCCATTTGTTTCCAGACAAACCCTTATCACGCAATTACAAAACCAAAGAATTTGCAGTCGTAGAATTTGTAACCTCTGCTTTTCCTGAATTGTCTTGGATAGCCGATAAAAAAATACAAGATGGATGTTCCAAACGTAGACCCGATTTATTGTTAGATTTGGGTTATCAAGTCATTATTGTAGAAGTCGACGAAAATCAGCATATTGATTATGATTGTTCTTGTGAAAACAAGCGTATTATGGAGCTTTCACAAGATGTTGGTCATCGTCCCATTGTGTTTATTCGTTTCAATCCTGATGATTATATGGATAAAGACATGAATATCACTTCCTGTTGGGGAACCAATCAAAAGGGAATATGTATTGTTAAAAAATCGAAAAGAAAGGAATGGAATGATAGATTACAAGCCTTGCAAAATCAAATTATTTATTGGACAAACACTGAAAACAAAACCAATAAAACGATTGAAATCATACAATTGTTTTATGGTGATTGATTAAATGTATAATACACCCTTTTTATTTTTCCCTACTTAAACTCAAAAATGTTTGAAATAATCAAATACATATACAAGCAAAAGAAACAGATACAAACTCAAAACAATATTACTATATTGTGTCAATTGAAATTTCCATTTTTTCCATAATGGATTCGATTCCGCAATATAGTATCTACCTTTTTCACCACATTTGGTTTCATCCAATCGACATATATCTGTATATCGATAATCAATTTCACCTGTAATAATATCTTTTTTACCGAATTTATTACAACGACTAAATTTATCTTCATACTTATCACTTGTTGGTTCATAAAATTTACAAGATGTGCATGACGGGTATTCTAATTTTTCGATAAAGACATCCTTTTCCATAATCTTGTTTATTTTAGGTAAATGTTTTGGTAAAGAGGTAGATTTTCCAAAAAAATGCAATAACAACAAACCATTCAATATTCCAATAAAAATCATGTGTATATCAGTATACTCTAATTATATGAAATTGTATTTATATTGTTTTTAACATTATTTTTATAAATATAATTATCAATGACTGCATAATGACTACATATTTTGTCTTACTCAAATAGTTGCAATATATTCCCAATCTTTTTCAAGACAAATCTTTTTCCAAATGGCATCTTGTTCAATCAATTTGTCTCGGTCTTTCAACATGGGTATTTCTGCCAGATATTGTGTCTCTCCAATCAATTCGAACAATTTAAATAAAACATAATAATAATGTAAAAAATTGACTCGATAATCGGGACAATATTTCGCATAAGGATATTGTATCTCCATGAAAAAATTACACAATATTTCTTCCAATTCTTGCGAAATCGTAGGAGGTTTGATACCCAATTTGTTTTTGATAAAATTAATATGCTCATAGTATTTGTTATACGAAAGTTTCTTCAAAAGTGCTTTGGTTGTATAATAATTGAGAGAACTCATGTCGATTCTCTCTTTTTTGATTTGTAATTTCAAATTTTCAATCACTTCATCCGGTATTTGTGTGGTTTCTTTTCCTTGAAATTGAGCCAAGATTTCTTTGAAATGATTGATTTTCTTGTATGCATAAAAACAAACTTCTTTGGGTGGTTCTTTGTAGGAAGGTTTTTCGTTTTCAATTAAATATTGGAAATTTTTGGAACAATGATTGCATATTAAAAATCCTTCTTCTTCTACTGCAATCAATTCACCCTTGTAACAAGATTGACAAATATCCACAGGAGTCAGAAAAGATTGAATATCCAAATAAGATTCATCAATATTACTCAAATATTTTTGGAAAATATTATTGTTGTTTTCTATTTCTTTTGTAGGATCTTTGTTGATTTTGAAAAAGGCATCTACTAATTTTGTTTTATTGGTAGTTATTCCATTTACTGATCCTGATGCAGTTGGATGGAGAGAAGAAATGTTTTTCTTGTTTTCAAAATAATCAAATATATATTTTGAATTGTCTAAAAAGTATTCCTTCTTTTTTTGAATCAATGCTTTGATGGATTGATTAATAGTTTCTATCTTGTCTTCACATTCTATCCTTTGTTCTATATTTTCTGCTTGGGTCATTTTTTCTTTCCATTCTTTTCTCTCTGCTTTTAGTTTAGGTATTTTATCTATCTCATCTCGTTTAAACTCATTGATAAAATCACGATGTGTCCCATCCAATGTAATGGAACTCTTTTTGTTTATTTTTGGAACCTTTGTATTTTTTTGTTTGAAAATAGGCATATATAATCATTCATTCTTTTTTTTATATATTAATAATTGTAAAATACTTTTACATTTTTGAATTAGACGTTAAAATACATTGAAAACTTTCACCATATATTTTAAGTTTAAGGAAAAATGGAAAATGGAGAGAATATGAAATTGCGTAAAATGCTTTTTATATGTAACGCATTGAACAATGGCTGGTCCATTAAAAAAAGAAAAGATTCCTATATTTTTACCAAAAACCACGAAGGAAAAAAAGAGGTATTTTTAGATTCATTCTTGCAAAATTTTATCATGAAAAATATGACTTTGGAAAATTTAGACAAATCTGCCGTTTAGAAATGATTGAATTGAAAAAAATATTGGTATATATTATAAAATGAGTTCTAGATATGCATCATCTGATTTAGGTTATGGACAAAGTCAAGGAACCTATGGACAGCAAAGTATGTATGGACAACAACCTTATGGACAGCAAAGTATGTATGGACAGCAACCTTATGGACAAAGTCAAAGTATGTATGGACAACAACCCTATGGACAGCAAAGTATGTATGGACAACAACCTTATGGAAAGCGCACATCATTATGGTCATTGGGCGGCAAATTAGGTAAATCAAGAAAAATGGGTAAAAAAGGAGGAAAAAAGGCTAAAAAAATGGGAGGGAAAACAAGAAAAAGTAAAAAAAGTAAAAAAATGTAAGTTCAAATATAATTATAATATAATAAAAATAATAAAGAGTTTTTTTATATTATACAAAATGTATAAAAATAAGACAATTCTTCAAATTGGTTCTCATATAGGAAACTCATTAAATGACCCCATTTTTAAAGACATAGATGAAACCACCAAAATAATTTTAGTTGAACCTGTTCCGCATTTATTTGACCAATTAAAAATCAATTACAAAAAAAAATTAACCAATTTGAAAAATGTTACTTTTATCAAGAAAGCAGTGAGTAATTTTGTGGGTGAAGTTGAATTGTCTATACCTTCTGAAAGAAATGATTTTTCTAGATTGCCTTTTTGGGCTTCACAGCTTGCTTCTATTGATCCAACTCATATTGATAAAGCTATCAATCATTTGATCATTGATAAAATAAAAGTGAAAACTACAACAATTGATGAAATCATAAAAGAAAACAATATTACCGATATTGATTTATTACATACAGATACAGAAGGTCACGATTACACTATTTTAATGAATTATAGTTTTACTATTAAACCTCAAAAAATATTATTTGAACATTGTCACATGGATGGTTTTTTAACAATAGGAGATAAATATATTGAATTAACAAATAAATTATTGTCATTAGGATACAAAAAAAAATATCAAGATACTGAAGATACCATGTTTGAATTATAATTCGTTGATCTGAAATTTTTTTTATGATAATGATGAGGATGATAAGGATAAGCATATTGATATTTTTATTTTTATACATATTGTATGTAATATTCCAATATACATAATAAAAAAATTGAAATAAACTTAAAACGTTATAAAAAAATACATGAGTAAAGAATACAAGTGCGAACATGGAATTCGAAAATATTATTGTATAGAATGTGGAGGAAATGGAATTTGTGAACATGGAAAAAGAAAAAGTCAATGTATAGATTGTAAAGGAGGAAGTGTATGTGAGCATTTACGACAAAAATCTATTTGTAGAGATTGTAATGGTAGTCAATTTTGTATTCATGAAAAACTTAAAAGAAGATGTCATGAATGTAATGGCTCTTCTTTTTGTTTGCATGAAAAACGAAAAGATAATTGTATTATTTGTTGTCCTTCAACCTTTTGTATTCATAAAAAAAGAAAAAATAGATGTTTAATATGTGGTGGAAGTCAAATATGTATTCATGAAAAACTTAAAGAAAAATGTTTTGAATGTGGAGGTTCAATATATTGTATCCATAAAAAAAGAAAAACACGTTGTAAAAAATGTGATGGAAGGGAACTATGTAAAACATATTTATGTGAATACATAGTAACAAATAAATATGATGGTTATTGTAGTCGTTGTTTTCTATATACATTTCCAGAAAAACCTATTTCAAGAAATTATAGAACGAAAGAATTTTCTGTAGTAACTTTTATAAAAACTTATTTTACAAATTTTACATGGAGAGAAAATAAGAAAATAGAAGATGGATGTTCTTTATATAGACCTGATTTATTTTTAGATATGGGTTCTCAAATTATAATAATAGAAATTGATGAAAATCAACATAGAAATGAAGAATATTCATGTGAAAACAAAAGAATAATGACTTTATCTCAAGATGTTGGACATAGACCTATTGTATTTATACGTTTTAATCCTGATAGCTATTGTAATGAAAAAGGTGAAAAAATAAAATCATGTTGGGGTATTACCAAAAAAACAGGAATTTGTAAAATAATCAACATAAATGAATGGAATATGAGGTTAGAAAAATTAAAAGAAAATATAGAATATTGGATACAAAATAATACTACAAAAACAATAGAATTAGTATATTTATATTACAATGAGAATGAGAATGAGGCTGATGATGATGAGCATACTGATGGTAAAATATAATAATTCATAATTAATTATGGTATGATAATGGTGTAAAATGTTAAATTAATAAATTGATGACATTCATTAATTTAATTACGTTGTTTAGCAAATTTTTTTTCTTTTGTAATAGTATAAAATAACGACATAGAGAACCCCCCGTGTCTAACAGTTGAATGCCATACTAGATATTTGCTTCCTAGTATGGGTAAACATTGTAAAGCAAATATGTGGTTATCATAAAAATACCACATTATATAATCAGCTAGTCTCTTTCAAATTGACAAAGAAAGAGGCAACATTTCTAAATTGCAGGAACATCCTGAGAGCCTTTTCTACTACTTCTCTCTGCGAAAGCAGAAAGAATACTTGGGGTAATGACCTAAAGCATAGTGACAACGAAAAGGATTGGACAATCTGCAGCCAAGCTTCTACATGCGATAATGCAAGCATACGAAGAAGGTTCAGAGACTATAATGGAATGGGTTTGAGAGAACTAGCCATTCTCAATGATGACTTGATGAATAGTCCATATTACTCATTAATGTGAGTAATTTTCAAATACTAGTTACAAAGCATATATGGTAACAAAAAATAAAAGTATTTGAATTTTTTAGGGGCGGTGGTCTGATGCAATTAGTAGCTTACGGAGCGCAAGACGTTTACCTTAAAATCCTGTAGGGTAGAAAAACATCAGGGAATATCAAAAAAATAAGATATTCATAAAACCTTTTGTGGATGCTTTTTTCTTTCTTTAAAAAACAAATAGAGAGAAACATTGTACCACTGATGTTAATCAGGGAAATTATTATTAATTTGAAAAACCCTGGTAAGAAAATCAAATTGCTTGAAACCCCTAAAACTTATTCTACTAAACAATATTTGTGAAAATGTTGCGGCCAAGAGAAAAAACTTGGGTATAGTAAAAATGAATAAGATGAGTATATCAACAAGATATATGAAATGGGCAATGAGCATCCAAGCTTCTTTAAATATAACAAAAAATGATTTACAAATATAGTATTATATAAATACAAACATATGGAAAATACAATAGTAGAAAGAAAATGTGTTCAATGTGAAATGTGTAAAACCATGGACAAATATAGAAAATATACCGATAGAGAAAACCATTATTCAAAAACATGTAAAAAATGTTTGAATGAAATAGATAAAACAAGAAAAAAGAATCTAAGACAAAAAAAAATGGAAACGTTTGTGGTGAAATGCGAAAAATGCAATGGGGAAAAACCATTGAAAGATTTTGCCAAACTGAAAAAGTTTTATAAAAAAAAAATTTGTCTTTCTTGTTATCCTCGATTTCTTACTGAACAAAAAAATGAATGGTGTAGAAATGAAAGTAAAACCAATATGAATTATAGGTTGAAAAAATCATTAGCCGCTCGTTTACGAAATGTAATGGATAAAAAAGATTGCACTATGGATTATATCGGTTGTAATATTCAATATTTGAGAGAATGGTTTCAATATAATTTTACCACAGAAATGACTTGGGATAATTATGGTTCCTATTGGTCAATTGATCACATTATTCCAGTTTGTAAATTTGATTTAACTATTGAAGGTGAAAAATTAAAATGTTGGAATTGGACAAATTTAATGCCGGTTTTACGGGGGAGTGCCCCCGTCAACCCCCCTATTGATAATTTTTTTTCAACCGAGAAAAAAAAGGAGGGGGTTGTAGGGGGAACCTTGATTCCCATACATTCATCCAAAAAAGAAATAGATATGAATCAAGTGAATAATATTATTGAAAAAATAGAAAAATTTAAAGAAGAAGGTTCAACGACTAAATGGTTTTCGAGAGAATTCATGTTAAATATAGAACTAGTAAATCAAAAAATGAATTTTCTTTAAGATATAGTCTACTCCTTATCGAAAGATAAGGTAGAGGAAATGTACAGGAAATCCTCAGATCACTTTTTGGAAAGTGACCTACAGACGCTACACCAACTTTTCGATGGAATCTATCGAACAAACTTTCAACGGCCAAGCTGATTTCGGTCGTCGTGTTACATGCATCATCAGTAGAAATGGTGATTTGGCTTACCGCACCTATCTTCAGGTCACTCTTCCTGAAATAAATCAATACATGGGCAACTCCGCTCAAGTCAGTGCCGACAAACAAGCAGTCTATGCTCGTTGGTTAGATTTCCCTGGCGAACAATTGATTGCTCAAGTTGAAGTTGAAATTGGAGGTCAACGCATTGATCGCCAATATGGTGACTGGATGCATATCTGGAACCAACTTACCATGACCTCTGAACAACAACGTGGATACTTCAAGATGGTTGGAAACACCACTCAACTTACCTTCATCACCGATCCTTCATTCGCCAACGTCGATGGTCCTTGTGATTCCATCGCTCCTCGTCAAGTGTGCGCTCCTCGTAACGCACTTCCAGAAACCACCCTTTATGTTCCATTCCAATTTTGGTATTGCTCAAACCCCGGACTTGCATTACCATTAATCGCCTTAACATCTGCAGGGCAGAAAAGCACTCATCCTAAAAGATCTGAGAACTCTTTTAGGGAAAATATGTTCGGGGCTCAGAATGATTTTTTAAATCATCCCCAGGTGCTAGTTGCTTGTTGTTGACTAGAACAACAGGCAGCGACATTTTCAAATTGCGGGAAACTCCCAAAGCTGAAAAATAAGATTGAAAATATATTAAAGATAAAACGATTTATACAATATATGACAAGTAAAATTTGTAGTCAGTGTAAAGTAGAAAAAGATTTAAATGGATATTATAAAAATAAATCCAAATCTTTAGGTATTTCTAATGAATGTAAAGAATGCACTAAAATTAAAAGAAAAACACCTCAAGCAAAAGCTGTAAGACAACTAAGAAGAAATTTACCCGAAGTAAAAGAAAAGGAAAATCAAAAATATAAAGAATATTATTGTCGTCCAGAAATCAAAGAAAGATATGCCAATTATCGTAATACAAATGAAGTGAAAGAAAGAATGAAAAATTGGTCTAAAAAAGAAGAAGTAAAAATAAAAATACAACAACGCCAAAAAGAATATCTTCCTGAAAGAAATAGAAAATTTCGAGAAAGGTATAGAAATGATGAAAATTTTAGAATAGCTACTATTTTAAAAACCAAAATTCATAAATTGATTAAAGGTTTAAAAACATCATATAAAACTATATTGGGTTGTGATTTAGATGACTTCAAAAAATGGATAGAATTTCGCTTTGATGAAAATATGACTTGGGATAATTTGGGTAAATATTGGGAGATAGACCATATTTTACCCGTGAGTGCTTTTGACTTTACTGAAATAAATAATATTCAAATTTGTTTTCACTGGACTAATTTACAGCCTTTGATTTGTTCTTTAAATAGAAGCAAATCTGCAAAACTACAACTACACTACTACTTTAATAATATTGTTAATATACATCGTTTTAATCAAAAATATAATCAATTTTTGGGCTACCAAGCGATTTGCGAAAGCAATTCGTGGCTGAAAATAAAAACTTCAGGTATGGTAAAAACGCCCCAGATGATTTAGAGAAATCTAATGAAACGGAAAATCCGCAGCCAAGCCTCTACCTCCGTTATGATAAGGATATGAGGAAGGTTCAACGACTAAACGTAAATGGGTCTAAGAAATCTAATCAATTTCAATGATGGCTTAAGATATAGTCTATTCCCTTTGTAACACAAAAATACACCGAAAGGTGGGGTAAATTCGTGACGTGCAGTATCACGAAGTAAAAATCAATTTGGATATTCGTCCTATTGATGAATGTTTATGGGCAGTTACCACTTTAAGTTGCAACACTGGTCCAAAACCAAACAGCCCAACTTACCAACTAAACGTTGGAACCCCAGTTACTGCCACCATCGCTTACAATCAATCACTTGTTGCCGCATCTCTCTATGTTGACTATGTCTTCTTGGATACTGATGAACGCCGAAGATTCGCACAAAACCCACATGAATACCTCATCACCCAACTTCAATTCACTGGTGATGAGTCAGTCGGATCATCATCCAACAAGATCAAGCTTAACTTTAACCACCCTGTCAAGGAATTGATCTGGGTCGTTCAACCTGATCAAAACGTTGATTACTGCTCATCTCTTCTTTGTGATGCCACTCTTTACAAAGTTCTTGGTGCTCAGCCATTTAACTACACAGATGCTGTTGATGCTCTTCCTAACGCCATCCATGCATTCGGTGGACCCACTGAAACTGATGGTCAATATGGATATATTGACGCTCGTGGTCTTTTCCAAGATGCTGGATCAGTCGATGCTTATATCCCACCTAACTTCACTGGATACTGGTCGGGAGGTATCTACAACAACGCTGACAATGAACCCAACTTTGGTGGCCCAGATCTTGGATTGAACCCAAGTGATACTGCTAACCAAGCATCTATCCTTGCTTCTCTTGGTCTTTCCACTCTTAGTCAATATACTGGAAATCCTCCTGCTGCTAACCACACTCAAGGATCATCCGTATCAGATGCAGGAACCTTCGTTCTCTCTGAAACCTCCCTTGACTTGCATTGTTGGGGCCAAAATCCCGTCGTTGTTGCCAAGCTTCAATTAAACGGCCAAGATCGCTTCTCTGAACGTGAAGGATCTTACTTCTCATGGGTCCAACCTTACCAAGCACACACCCGTAACCCTGATGAAGGTATCAATGTATACTCCTTTGCTCTTCGCCCTGAAGAGCATCAACCTTCAGGCACATGCAATTTCTCGCGTATTGATAACGCCACCCTACAGCTTGTTCTTTCCAACGCAACAGTTGAAGGAACCAAAACTGCCAAGGTCCGTGTCTACGCCACCAACTATAACGTCTTACGTATTATGAGTGGAATTAGAACCATCTGTTCCAAACAGTTGGCTGCCATACTAGATATTTGCTTCCTAGTATGGATAATCAGTGTAAAGCAAATATGCAATTGCTATAAAATTGCATTATATAACCAGCTAGTCTTTTTCTGACTATTGAGTCAGGAGAAGGCAACATTTCTAAATTGCAGGAACATCCTGAGAGCCTTTTCTACTACTTCTCTCTGCGAAAGCAGGAAGAATACCCGGGGTAATGACCTAGGGCATAGTGACAACGAAAAGGATTGGACAATCTGCAGCCAAGCTTCTAAGTGCGATATAGCAAGCATACGAAGAAGGTTCAGAGACTATAATGGAGTGGGTTTGAGAGAATTAGCCATTCTCAATGATAACTTAAGGAATAGTCCAACTTATTAGTGAAAACTAATAATTGAATAAGTATAAGGGGGTGGGCTCGCTTATTCAAATTAAACACCATATATCGTGTCATTTTATATTTTTTATTTTAAAATTTAATATTATTTGTTTAAAAAAAATAATAATATTAAAAAGAGCTTTGTAATGCTTATTAAATATGTATTTTTGAAAAATTTATCGTTCGAAATAAATATAATATGGTCTATAAAGTATTGTATATTTTTAATAATTCATTATAATAGTTGTATTTTTCAGGGGTTACCTCACTCTCATAAATTAATTTTTTATTTTGTTCTATATATCTTTTGATATTTCTTACACTATATATATTTAGATTATTAATTATATTATTTTTACTTCTTTGTTCACACAAATAATCAAGTATATCTGTGTATTTTTCTTTTTTAATTAATTTTTCTAATACTATAAATATTTCATCAATACTTATTTTTCGTTTTGAAATATTTAATTGTTCTTGTGACATTTTTGAATTATATTTTTTTTCCTCATTACTACATATAATATCTCCATTTTTAATTCTGGTTATAGTATGTCTCGGTAAATTTAAGTAACTCTCTATAAAAATATTTTTATGACCAACATTAATGAATTCCCTAACTTGTAATATTATATCATCAGATACACTATTTTTATTTTTTATTGGGTATTGAGTTTTATCAATTATTTTATTATTCTTTTTTTGTTTTTGTATATCCATATAGATTTTTAATTCTTTGAAAACATTTTGCAAATTATTTTTAATTTCTATCGTTTTCATATATTCATTTTTACCTATTTCATTTTTATTCAACTCTTTAAAATTTTCAATTTTATGTTTTTCTCTATTTGTAATTAAATACATTTCTTCTTTTATATTTTTATCTTTAGTAATTAAAAATGTTTCAAATGCAAGTAATTGATTATATTTAATAATGCATCCAGGTTTCATTAATGAAATAAATTGCAAACATTCACATTTACTATAAATATAAATTTTATATTCTTTTTCTTTGACAATTCCAAATCCTAAAATTTTTTGTATTTCATCTAATATTTTTGGACAATTTTTTTGTACTATAGATACTCTATATTTTGATTTATTAGAATTTATATAAATACATCCTTCTGCATCAAAAATTCCTTGAATATATTCAATATTTATTTTTGAAAAATTTATATTAAAAATATCATTTTTTATATTAGATGCAGAACAAATAGAATATAATTTTTCTTTTTCTTCTAATTTATTTGTTAAATTTACTAATTTACTGAATTCATATAAACTATCCATTTGTTGTTTTTTTATGATTATAAAATCTTTTATATAATTCAAAATTATACTATATTCATTACTACGAATTAATAAATTATATTGATTTCTTTTATTAAATTTATCGTAATATTTGTCATTCATAATATTTTCGGTTTTATTATTTCTTTTTTCAGAACTGGTGATAGTTCCACCAAAATGATATCTAATAATTTGTAAAATATTTGTTCTACATTGAGTCAAACTTATTCCACTTTGATAACCATCTTTTATCTTTCTTATGAATATACAACCATCTCCGTCTACTAATCCTGCTATATATGATGGAGATGGAGGATTATTTTTATATTTATTTATTTTTTCAATATTATCTATTTCTATAGAGTCCATTATATTGTTACATGTGCCGATATATTTAAGTTGTTTTTTATATAATAATATATTTTCATTTTGAAAATTATCTCTGTATTTAGTATATTCAATAATTTTTCAAATAATTTAATTTTATCTTGCAAATATTCAGTCATGTATATAGACAACAAACGATGAGTTTAGATTTTACATCCATCCTTTTTGTAAATTTTATGTTGATATAATATATAAATGACAATCATTGATATTTACGATATTAGTGAAAAACCGATTATCAAAAATGTAGAAATTGATATAGAATCACCGGATGCAAATGTAGGAATGTTGAAAGAAATCATCAAAACTGAAGATGAAAAACGTAATGAAAGAGATCATGAATATATAGTATTTTATAAAAATTGTAAAAAAAATGAAACCACTGGATATCATGAATGTCATGACGATTCTACTCCATTGAAAGACATTATTCAAGATCATTCCAAAAAACAGACATTTCATTTTGCATGGAAATTAGGAAAAAATTTAAACCGATATCGATATTCAGGTGGTAAGAAAACGAAAAAACACAGAAAAACGAAAAAACACAGAAAAACAAGAAAACACAAAAAAACAAGAAGACATATGTAATTTCTTCAAAGAGTCAAAAGAATAGAATATAAAATGTTTGTTTTTATATTGTATATATCCAACCGAATGAATCACAATCAAAAGGACAAATTTATCCAACAAAAACAAGAACGCCGAGAGAAAAAACGCACGGATAAAAGAGATGTTACAGGAGAAGAAGTCATTTTCATATTTGAAAAAATCTTGGAAGATTGGAAAACCATTCGTATTTTCAATACCCTTGTTCAATCCAATCCTGAATCCAAAGCAACCAAAAAAAAAGTAGAATCCATTTCTACTGGAAATTGCAAGGTATATGAATCAGAATTGACTCCAGAAAGATACGCTTATTATTTATCATTGAGAGAAAAGGTCTATGAAAAACACAAACCTGTAAACATTAACATATAACACATGGACCACCGCCTCCGCCTCCACCTCCACCTCCACCTCCATTTCCAGTATTTGTATTATTTGGAGGTCTTATGGTATTAATACCTGCAATTGTCAGTCCAAGTCCTTCTATAATCAATTTATCTTGTAATTTATGTTGAAAATATAAAGTAATCAAAAGAATAATCAATATAAGGATGATTATTACTATAAAATGTTTGCTATTTTGACTTTGCATTTTATAATTATACAAGATATTTTTTTTTGATGATAATAAAATAAAACCACAAAAATAAAATCAACATTTAATTCAAATGATAAATAATTGTATATTCAGTTGTTTATTAGGTATATTTCTAAAAATTTATGATGATTTCAAAGATTTACACATAAAAAAATGCAGTTTCATTTTAGAGATTTCCAAAATAATCATTATTATTTGTTCCTTTTTATTGATTCAAAATCATTACGACTTGAATGTTATTATTTTTATTTCTTTATTATTATCTCATTTCTGCAAAGTATTTGATGATATATTTTGGTATGCATATACTCTTTTTATTGGATTTTTTTGTTTGTTGAATTGTCAAAAAATAATATCATTTAAAGAATATTTATCATTCAAAATCTTCTTTTTTTTATATATTCCTATTCATATTTATTTTGAAGAAACTTGTATTCATGAAGAATTCAGTATATACAAAATGAACATAAGAACTTATAGCGTGATTATTAATTCCATCTTTTTATTATTTCTTGAATTATTTGATTACATTCATACATATAATTTATATTTTTTCGTATATTTGATTTTATTTGTAAATAGTTATTTTGTTACAAACATTATTATTCAACTTGTTTATTTACAATATGCAAAAACCGCAAAAACAAAAAAAAAGCAAAAACCTCAAAAACAAAGAAACTCCCCGCAAAAAAAGCAAAAAAAAACAAAAACCAAATTTGAATATTCCATAAAAAATAGTTAAACAAATGAAAACATAATAAGACATTATGGAAGAAGAAGCAACTACAAGAGAATTCCTTATCTTTGGTGGCAATGGTTGGATTGGGCAAAAGGTATGTCGATATTTAGATGAAAACAATATCATTTACTACAAATCAGCTTATAGAGCAGACGATATAGAAAATATCATCCAAGAAATAGATAAATATCCACAATTGACAAATGTCATGAGTTTTATTGGACGCACACATGGTGTTTATGAAGGAGAGAAAATATCCACGATTGATTATCTGGAAAAACCAGGCAAATTAGTAGAAAATATCAATGATAATTTATTTGCTCCTGTTTCACTAGCCGTATTATGTAAAATGGAAGATCTTCATTTTACTTATTTAGGCACTGGATGTATTTTTGAATATGACGAAGAACATCCTTTTGGAAAACAAGAAGATGGATTTCATGAAGATAGTGAGCCCAATTTTTTTGGTTCTTCTTATTCTATTGTGAAAGGATTTACAGATAAACTCATGCATCAATTTGACAACACGTTGAATTTGCGAATACGTATGCCTATTACAGATGAACTGAATGATCGCAATTTTATTTCGAAAATATTGCAGTATAAAAAAATATGTTCTATACCCAATTCTATGACATGTATAGATGAATTTATACCTTATATGATTAAATTAGCTTTGCATTCTATGGTAGGAACAATCAATTTTACAAACCCAGGGCTTATTTCTCATAATGAGATTTTACAAATGTACAAGGAAATAGTAGACCCCCATTTTCAATGGGAAAATATGACGATAGACGAACAAAATAAAATTCTAGCATCCAAACGATCCAATAACTTTATGGAAACACGTGTTTTACAAACCTTGTTTCCTGATGCTAAACCCATTAAAGATGCAGTGCGTAATGTTCTTGAATCAATGAAAAAACAGATTCAAGAAAAAAATACAATATAAACAATATATGTAAAATAAAAAAGTAACAATATATATATGACAAAAACAAAAAAAAATAAAATAAAGAAACATAACAAAACAATAAAGCAACAAAACAACAAAACAAATATAAATAATGAAATACCAAATAATTTTAAGAATATAAAAGCAACTATAAGTGTAAAAGCATTAAAAAATAATCTTGATTATTTAAGAAAAAAAAGCGGAACAGATGTAATGCCAGTATTGAAAGCAAATGCTTATGGACACGGAATTATTGAAATTGGAAAAATTTGTAGAAAATTGGGTGTAAAATATATTGGAGTTGCAACTTTAGGTGAGGCTATACAAATAAGAAATAGCGGAGATAACGGACGTATTTTAGGATGGTTATACGATGTAAATAGTGATCAAGTTAAAAAAGCGGTAGCTAAAAATATTGATATTGGTATTTTTGATGATAAACATATACCTATTATTTCAAAATCATTACCAAAAAATGCAAAAGCCAATATTCATTTATTTATTGATACTGGTATTGATAGAAATGGAATACCATATGAAAAAGCAATAGATGCTGCAAAACAAATTACAAATGATCCTAAATTCAAATTAGTAGGTATAATGTCTCATTTATGTTGTGCTGAAAAGAAAAACGATAAACCAACTATAAAACAATATGAATTATTTAAAAAAATAAAAAAAGACTTATATGATATTCATATTACACCAGAATTATTTCATATATCTGCAACAAATGGTATTTTAAATTATGACAATTCAGATTTTAATATGGTGAGAAGTGGTGCTGGATTTTATGGATTAGATGTGAGTCAAAATAAACATTTGATTTCTGCCTTATCATTAACATCAAAAATAGCACAATTAAAATATATTTCAAAAGGTTCTGGTGTAGGATATGATAGAAAATATATTGCACATCATAAAGAATATATTGCAATTATACCTATTGGATACGCTGATTTATTACCATTGATTCCTCATGAAAAAATAAGTGTTCAAGTCAATGGAACAAAAAGAAAAGTATTGGGATTAGAAAGTATGGATCAAATTGTAATACAAGCAAAAAAAGGAGATAAAATTGGTGATGAAGTTCGTTTTTTTGGAGATAAAAATAAAGGTTTTACAAGTGCTATTGATTTTGCTAAACCAAGTGGAACTACTCCTTTAAATATTATAACTCATACAGGAAGTCGTGTAAAACATGAATATATTGAATAATGCAATGTATTTCTTTTAACTTTCAACTTTCAACTATTTACTACTAATCTATCTTATATAACCCTATTATATAGACAATATGTAACTCTATGGATTACTAAACAGCAAATTCATATTCAAGACTTCTCTCTTGTTTTCTTCTGGATAAAACAATTTCAAAATATGTTCATTATCACGAAACCGAATTGAATAATTTTGTTGCACATTATTTCTACCAATACGTCCCAAAGCTTGAATAATTTTTTCCTGAGTCAATATCAAATCCTTGCTTATATATCCATGACAAAATTGATAATTGGTTCCGTAAATATAATCACTCGATGCAATAATCATGTAGAGTCGCTGTTGATCGGCCAATCTTTTCATAATTTCTGTGTAGGCAATACTTTTGTGATGGGTAAAGACACCTATTCCCATCAACAACAATACTTTCCAACTATCAATCACATCGTTCAAAAGCATGATATCGATAATCGTATTTTCATCAATATCACTGGTAAATGCCCTAGCATGTTCACCTATTTCTTCCGCCCATTTTCGCAAATGCAATTGTTTATTAGGTATAAAGGTTTCATTTAATTCTGCCGTCTTGATCATGGAACGCAACATATCCAATTCAGTCGTCAATTTATTCACTTCGCTGTTTTTTTCCATATCTACTTCTCTCGTTTTCTTCTTGGAAGAACCGGAACTTGACCCACCATCTGCTCCCTCTCCTTTTGCATTTCCTTTTTCCATAATATCTTCCAAATCGTGTTCCAAGGATTCTATTTTTGAATTGATGGTATTGTTGAAATCTATTTTTTTGACAATATCTTCCATCACAATAGCAGGTATATTGGCCTGTTGGATACAAAATTTCGCTATTTTTTCCACATCTTGTGCAAGAAAGAGTGTAGGACCATCTGTCAAAGTATATGCATCTTTTGTCGTGACATAAATGGCAAATTGTGTGTCTTGTTCTGATGATTTTGCAATGATATTGGCAGTAGAAGAAACCACTTGTTCACTCATCATTTTTGTAAGCGGTTTTCCATCTGCTGCTGTTGCTATACCTGTTCCTGGACCAATACTAGTCGTTTTTCTCATTCTATTGCCTTGTGTGTCAATGCTTTCATTGGGTTCAATGAATTTTGTCTTGCTATATTTGAAATGAACATAGACTGCACCCCAAGTTCCCTTCATAATATTTTTCAACAATCGCAAATAATGCAATTTAATATTTTGCATATTGACATCATCGACTGATGCAAATTGACGTTCTATTTTCATACTTTCTTGAATATAGTTGTTCTTTTCCACATGAAGAATAAAGGAAATCACTTCTTTCAAATCAAAATAGCGCATCAAGGTCATATGATTGTTGCAATGCTCGGCTATTTTTTGGATTTCCTCATAATCTTCACTCAAACTATGCGGCAATACCACATAACCATATTTATCCACTATGGGAATTGTTTTCTTGCAATCATTGCTTACTATATTGTGAATTTCCGTGTTTTCAAACCCGAATTTCTCTTTGAAACTTTGTATTGTTTCCGTCAATTCATGCAATTTGGGCAAAGTTGCAGAAGACAAAATCATATTGGGAATCACATTTTCTCTCCAATTTTGTTGAATCGTCTTGTGTAAGTCATGCTCTTCATAATCCATAGTGATAGTCGGCTCATCCCAATAAACCACAATATTTTCTACTGGATTGAATGCTTTCATGTAATACATTGCAGACAAATAAGATTTCACATCACAAATCATGATTTCCACTTTGTCTCCCACACTATTGTCTACTTTTTTGATTTGTCCCGTTTTTTTGTTGGTAGTATAATCTTTGGCCGCAAAATAATGCAATCGAATATCGGCTGCACTTGAACATCCAAAGGCGAATGCGATTTTCTTGTTTACAGAAATGGCTGATTTTGCCAATGCCAATCCTACGTGTCTTGCAGCACAAACAAATATGACCTTGTATTGTTCCGATACGCCGATTGGCGAGAGAGTTTTGCCTGTTCCTGTAGGTGCAATATACAATATCAATTTAGGAGAAGAAGACCGACTCTTCATAATCGTAAAAAGTTGTTTTTGGTGTTCATAAAGTGTCATATCTGCATATTTCAAGAGAAAGGGATTTTTTTCAATATATTCTACTGCATTTTCAATAATTTCTGTCATTTGGATTTGTTCTTCCATAAGAGTCAACATTTTTTGCACTATGAATTTGATGTGACGATTGATATTGGATACATTGTTTTTGATCAATTTGTAAAGTGTAAAATAATAATACCATTTTTTAGAAGATGTTTTTCCTTTGATACTTCCTTTACTCTTGCTTTTATCTGTATATTTGATTACTTTTTCCATCATATCAATCAACAAGAATTCATATACATTACTGGAGTTCAATTTTGAGACATCATTTTTTTCAATACGAATCAAGTCTGCTTTTTTTACAGATGGGTTTGATTTTACGGAAATATCGAATATTTTCATGTTTGCTTCTTTTTTCATATTTTCTATTTTTTTTGCGAAATATTTGTTATATAAATGGTCTTCCATGGATTCATTGTATTCAATTTTTAAAAATCCAAATAAGGAATGATATTTGTTGTATTTTATATTGACATCTTTGTAGGCAGTAATAATCAATTCTAAAATCTCCTTTTCTTCTGTTGCTACTGGAACTTCAATGGATTCCCATTCAGATTTTGATAATTTGCGTTGATTCAAGTCCATTTTCAATTACGAGTTTACGAGTTTGATAATATATAAAATACAATCCTTTCTTTAAATTCATTTCAATTTTTTCTATTCTTTTTTGCTTTTTTTTCATTTTTTTTAGCTTTTTTTGCATTTTTTTTAGCTTTTTTTTTATTTTTTTTTAGCCTTTTTTGCATTTTTTTTATTACATATTGTAGCATATTGTATGAAAATCAACAATCAAAAATCAAGAGAATCAAATGCCTTTTGTTTTTCATAATAAGCCATGGTTTCTTGATATCCACCCACAAATTGACCATTATGAAATATTATTGGAAATGTTTTCCATTCTTTTCCTGCGAGAGACTCAATAAATTGCAAAAAATCCTGTTTGTTTTCAATCAAATAATCATCACAATCCACTATCAAATTTGCAGGTTCAACAGATTTCAACAAATGTTTCACTTTGGTGCAATTCGGGCATCCGCTTTTAGAATAAAGAGTATATCCTGTTTTTTGAGGTTGAATGTATTCTTCTGTTTCCATAGTCTATACTATACACAATATATTTTTATGTATTTATCAAAAAATATATATTTTTTAAATCTGCAAAGGTGTAATAAAAAAGGAAAAAAGAAAATAGAGAGAAGGAGAGAAACTTATATATTTGCAATCAATCGAACATTCAATTTTTGTGGTGCCTTGTATTTCAAAATATCCAATTGTTTTGCAGTGGTTGGAAATTCATCTGCACCATAAATATCTTGTAATAACAACCATTCAAACATTCCTCCTGGATAGACATATACATTGTAAAACCCGAGAGAAGTCAGTTGTTGATATTTTTTAAAAACGGATTCATCATTACTATTCCGCCCGTAAAGTATGATTCGAATGGTGCGATTCACTTTCATATATTTGTTTATCATATCTTCTTCTTCTTGTGCAGAAATAGTGGTTACTATCAAACACCCTTGTTCTGTAGAAGGAAGTGTATTGATTAACAAACATGTCTCTGGATTTTTGCCAATCCACTGCATGTCCTCAAAATTTATTTTTTGTATAGACTGAGAATTTCCCATTCTTTACAAATGGAACATATTTTTATATGGGTTTTTCTTTCGCATACACTATTTCACTCAGTATACTAAAATGCACGGATTTGTGTGTATATGCGAGATTAGACTAAATACTTAGTTCATTTGAATCATGATAATAATCTTTGATTTCATTACCAAATTCATCCGTTGTCACCATATTGATGAGTTGATCTGTTTTTACACTGATGGATTTTCTCAATTCTTGCACTATTGTAGATTCTTTCCTTTCTATTTTCATGTTTTTTTTTCTGTAAATATATTTGGGATTATTTTTGTTGTCTGGAATCACTAGAATGGTATCTTTTTTTGACCACTTGTTTCGTTTCATCAAGTCTTCAATGATCAATGGTTGAACACTGGATGAAAACATAGTATCAAAATTTTTTGACCATGGGAATTTATAATTCTGATGTACGTCCAATGTATTGCATTCCAATTTGGACATGTTGAAGAAATAATAATAAACGTCGGTCGTAGCAGTTACAGCATTCGTAGTCATCTTTGTAAAATGTCTTTTTTCCAAAATGTATAGTAGAAAAAAGACAATCAATTTTTATTTTGCATTGTTTTGCATTGTTTTGTATGATCAAGTAAAATTCACGACGATTTCAACGACTTCCTTTTTGATGCTTTTGGTAGCACTAATAGACAATTCCTGTCTCTTTTTACGTGTATTGTTTTTCGAATCACCTCCAATTTCCTTCTTTTTGGACGTACTATTGCGTGAATTCATATCATTCTCAATTGCATCATAATTCTCGACAATGTAATCAATGATTTTGTTTTCCAATGCCCATTTGAAAAAATTCAATTGTCCAATAGTCGTTTCAATAAATTGTCCGTTTCTATAAGGTATGCTTATGCGTTCCCATCTGCAAAATGGATCAAAAAAATGTTTGCTATATGCTTTTAGTTTGAGTTTGTAATCTACATACACTTTGAATCGTTTAGGATTCCCAGCAGAGTCGAAGAAATTATACAAGGTATAAAACTTTTTGGAATAATTGGTGGCAAACCAGTCAACTATACGGAGAGAAATTTTGGATTCACCTGTGATGATTTTCAACATTTTATTCAAATAGTCTTCATTTTTATAAAAATCCATCAAATTATTTAGTAACAATTCATTTTGACTGGTATAAGTGGCCGTCATTGTTTCTATCCATTCTTTTCATTTTTTTAAATACTTTTTCTTATATTTAGAATAAGTCTTTGAAAAAAGAAATTTCTGGAAAAGAAATCTCTAAAAAAATGAATGATAAAAATATTTATATATACTATAAATGAAGTTTTCTGATCTTTGCACACCTGCGGCAATTTATTTGGTTCTCTCGACTATTTCTGTAATTTTCCAAATTTTTACCCAATTCCAATTCTTTAGTATCTTGTTTCACATCCTCTTTGTATTGGCATGGACTTGGATATTGAATTTCTTGTGTAAAAAGGGATATGCCACTCTTTCTTGGATATTGTTAATTCTACCTTATATATTTGTATTTGGTTTGATTGCTCTTGGTGCCGAAATGATTGGATCCAGTAAAAAACATATGATGATCTATCAACAAGTTCCTATGCAAGCAGGAAACCAGATTCCTACTTATAACAACAGCTTACCTGCTTACCGAGGTGGAGGTGCCGTCTAAAGAGCTGATTCTACGTTTTTATTAGTAGGTTCTCTCGTCGTTGAAGCCGGTTTTAGGAAATGATCTTGTGTAACTATGTCATTGATGTAGGATTGATTGGTCATAAAAGGATTCATACCTCGTTGTCCAATCATTTCTCGCTCATTCATTTTGTTGTAGACATTCTCTCTTTTGTTCAATTCTATAGTGGATTCTTGAGAGATCATGGGTTGACTCCAAGCATCATTATCGGACATTAAAGATTGATAAAAGGCAGATGTTTCTAAATTGGGACTAAGAGCTTGTTCTTGCTGTTGTTCTTGTTGTATTTCTCTTTTTTGAATATGTCTAGGCGTTTTCTCATGTTTCTCTCTCTCTGCTATACTCCATTTCCATTCCATCTTCTTGATTATAATAAATACAATAAATATTAAATTTATTATAACGAATTTATATATATATACAAATATGTCCAATAATGAATATGTAACTGGAACATTTAATCAAGCCTTTTTAAATATATATAATAAAGATGGTAGTGTATTTAAAACATTAAATAATTTATCTTCTACATATTCTTCATATTTGGTGAAATATGATTTGGATGGATTTGGAATATGGGCTACTATTATGGGTGGCAATGGAGCAACTAATGTAGGATTATCTGTTTCTACCGATTTTAATAATAACGTCTATGTGACAGGAAAATTTTCCAGTCCTACTTTCACTATTTATAATGCAGACTTAATTACTTTTTCCACATTAACCAATATAGGATCAAGTGGTGACAATAATGTCTTTGTTGTAAAATACAATTCAAGTGGATACGTACAATGGGTTAATAAAATGGGAGGAATAAGTAGTACTTCAAATGATGCAGGTACTTTTATAACTACTGATTTGAATAATAATGTCTATATCACTGGAAGTTTTTCCGATGCTACTTTTACTATTTATAATGCAGATGGAATTACTTTTTCCACATTAACCAATACATCCACTTCGGGAACAAATGTCTTTGTTGTGAAATACAATTCAAGTGGATACGTACAATGGGCTACTAAAATGGGAGGAACTACTAGTCCATATGATTTCGGTAATTCTATAACTATTGATTTGAATAATAATGTCTATATCACAGGACAATTTACTGATACTACTTTTACTATTTATAACGCAGATGGAATTACTTTTTCTACATTAACCAATACAATTATTTCAGGAAATAATAATAATGTCTTTGTTGTAAAATACAATTCAAGTGGATATGTACAATGGGCTACTAAAATGGGAGGAACTACTAGTCCATATGATGCAGGTACTTTTATAACTACTGATTTAAATAATAATGTCTATGTCACTGGACAATTTTCCGATGCTACTTTTACTATTTATAATGCAGATGGAATTACTTTTTCCACATTAACCAATACAATTATTTCAGGAAATAATAATAATGTCTTTGTTGTAAAATATAATTCAAGTGGATACATACAATGGGCTACTAAAATGGGAGGAACTAATTCTCAACCTAATGATACTGGTTCATCATTATTAGTTGATAAAAATAATAATGTAATAGTAATGGGTAACTTTATATATCCAATTACTATATATAATTCAGATAATAGTTTTAATACAAATGCAACATTAAATTATGCTGGGGCTAATAATGTTTTTTTAGTCAAATATAATTCCAGTGGATTTGTTCAATGGATTACAGGAATTGGAAATACTAATAATAAGTGGGCTTATGGATATTGTATTTCCACAGATGAAAATAATAATATTTTTTTAACAGGAAATTTTAATAATGGTTCAGTAAATATTTATAATTCAGATGGTAATCTTTTTAAAAATTTAATTGTAATCGGTGGATATTATTGGGGTTTTTTAATAAATTTTAATTCTAATGGATTTGGTCAATGGGTAAATCTTTTAGGGGCTAATAATACAAATGAAACTTCTATTCCATATGGTGTATGTTGTAATAAAACGCTATATATATATATAGGTAATCCTCTTCTCAATTCTACCAATCCCAGTCCATTGATTCTTTTCTACCCTGGAACCATCACTTTGAATTATTATGGAAATATTACAGATCAATATCAATTGGTCAACAATCTAGGACAAGTCGTTTCTAGCACCTTTTCATTCAATTCCACTAACAATACCATCACCTTCAATGTCATTATCCAATATGGAGGCAACAACATCTTGTCTTTTTACGATACTACCTTGAACAAACTGATTGGAACCTTTTCCATTGAAACCTCCGGTATTTGTTTCAAGGAAGGCACCAAAATCATGTGTCTTCTAGACAAGCAAGAAAAATATATTCCCATTGAACAAATCCAAGAAGACATGTCCATCAAAGTGTATACAGGCAAACACAAGAAACCAGAATACAAAAGAGCGTCCGCCATTGTCAAAAGCCAACTGATCAATACCCCCGTGACCACCATCAACAAGTTGTATCGTCTCTCCAAATCCGTTTGTCCGCAATTGATCGAGGATTTGTATGTGACAGGATCCCATGCTTTGTTACATGATCAGCTCACGGAAGAAGAACACGAGAAAATGAGTCATTTAGCTGATTTTTACAATACTTATACGATCCGCTTGGAAAACGAAGAAGCCATGTCAGAAGAACAGAGAGAAACGCTGAAAAACGTGATGCGTTCTTATAATGATTATCAAATCACGCACCTGGACAAATTCAAATTGATTGCGTATTACAATGAAGATTTTGAAGAAGTGAATATAGAAAAGGTATTCAATATCTATCATATCGTGCTAGAAAATGTCAACAAGTATGATAGTTATGGTATTTATGCAAATGGTATCCTGGCTGAATCCACCTCGGAAGCAAGCTTAGAAAGATTTCCTCATTACGAACGCATCAATAGTTTGCAAAAAAGAGAGAAAAAGGAAAACAATGACATTCAACAAAAAATAAATAAATATACACGTAACGAAAAAATAAAAAAATGTATGGATGCCATGTTGAAAATAGAAGACCAAACCATCCAAAAAATAGAACACAAAGTGAATCATACTAGCAAAAGAAGAAAAACGATCCACAAGAACAGAACCTACAAGAATCGATTGACACCTTCTATACATCTAAATCCTCACGCGTAATGATCAATTGTTTGGTAAACAAAAAGGCATCTTTGTTTTGAAGACGACGTTTCAAGTTGCAATCCAAACAAGCAATCACGACATTGTCATCATTGTGTCCCCTATTGTTATCCATACGTTCCAAGGTCCATTGATTCATTTCTCTCACCAATTCATATAAGAGAAAGGTTTTCTTCTTGCAATAAAAACAATCTAATTTGCATTGATATAATTTGTCAATGACTTGCTGAAAGGATATAAATTTTTCGACATTAAATATCTTTTTCATAGTGTCTTGTTGTTTGTAACTGGACAATTTTCTCTCAATCATTTGTTTCATTATGTTGAATTGAGAGAAACCAGTATTGGAATACAAATGTTCAATCATAGTTTGCTGCATAGGTTCAGTGAAATATTCCTCGGGTATATTAGATTTTTGTATTTCTTTTCTTTTCAACGTCTCAGATGGATTTTTCTGCATTTTTTTGATATGATATCGATTGGTTTTCCCCGTGATTTCAATCTGTTTAAAAGCTTTTTCATTCTCTTTCTCTTTCTCTTTCACGTTGTTAGAGAGAGAATCATCCATTTCTCTCGACCATTTTTCAGTTAATTCAGTTAATTCATTTGATTTATCAGTCATATGTATATAGTATTCCGTTTATGTTTATATTTATATTATATATATATAAAAAGGAGTTAAACTTATTTTCATAATATAATATATACTATTGATATCATGTCAGAAGAATGTATTGAATTAAAAAATATTAAATATAAAACAATGCTTTTAAATGGCACACCCATTACAGAAACAAAATCAAACAATGATTTGAAGAATTTAGATGTCTTTTTGGAAAACAATAAATCGACTGGAACCAATGAGCCTTGGTCAAAATTGAACAAAACAATCAAAATTCGCAAATTGGAAACATTTGCCAATGAAACATACAAGGCAAAAAAGAAAATGACAGATGAGGAAATAGTATTATTGATTCAATATTTCAAGGAATGTTTGAATAGAAAAAAATTGCAACGGGTAAAGGATGTGGAATATGATAAGATAACGGGGGAAATAACAGATATTCCAGCATTGACATATAACAAAACATCCAAACATTTTACCTTGAAGAACATGGACAAAAGAATATCTACACTGAAAAGTTTGCCACCCAAAAAAATGGCTATAAAAGTAAAAACCATGGAAGAAAATCATAAGGAAGATAATCATAAGGAAGAAAACTATAAGGAAGAAAACTATAAGGAAGAAAACTATAAGGAAGAAAAAATAGCAACAGAAAATGAAACTATAATAGAATCACAAGCAGAAGCTTAAAAAATTGAAATGAAAAGGGATAATAGTATATCTACTCATATATAATATTATTATTGAATAATAATATAATAAAGTATTGATTTTATTATATTATATTTATGATTAACCTTTGTGCAACCTCTTCAGAAGAGGATGATATAGATTTGATTGGGTCATGTCTCTCTCTGATGAATGATTATATTCATGAAAATCCAGCAGAAATATCAGAACCCGATTTCGAAGAATCAATGAAAGAAGAAGTGAAAGAATTATTGGTATCTACATTTGCTTATTCCCCTTTTGATACCCAGTCCAATTCTGTTGTCTCCTTTTTTGAAAAAAAACAGGAACAGCAGGGATCACCCGATGTTGATTTTGACGAATATATGGAAGAAATCATAGAATTTTCTCTCGACATGTTTTATATTCATATTATTCCGCCTCGTTCTTATCCAGATACATTTATTCTTTGTCATCCCAATATAAAAAGCATCAAGAAAAAACTACATTATTTGGTCAACAAAAAACAACCCCAACAAAGAACCCCAGAATGGTATGAATTTAGACACAATTTGATTACTGCAAGCAATGCTTACAAGGCATTTGAAAGTCAAAGTATGCAAAATCAATTGATTTATGAAAAGTGTAAGCCTTTGATAATAGACAATGACAAATCACCCTTTACCAATGTGAATTCATCATTGCATCATGGACAAAAATACGAACCTATTTCTGCCATGTTGTATGAAGAAATGTATGAAACTACCTTGTTGGAATTGGGATGTATTCAACACGATACTTATTCCTTTTTGGGTGCTTCTCCAGATGGAATCAACAATCGTCCTGATTCACCAAGATATGGTAGATTGTTGGAAATCAAAAACATAGTCAATCGTGAGATTGATGGCATTCCCAAAAAAGAGTATTGGATACAGATGCAATTACAGATGGAAACCTGTGATTTAGATGAAACCGATTTTTTGGAATGCCGGTTTGTCGAGTATGAGAATGAATCTGCTTTTCATGAAGACGGAGATTTCTTTGTAGCAGAAAAAGGCGAGAGAAAAGGCATTATTCTCTATTTTGCCAATCCACAGGGAAATCCTGTTTATGAATACAAATCTCTCTCGATGAATTGCAAAGAATTCAATCAATGGCAAGACATGCAAATAGAAGAAAAAATGCAACAGGGATTAACCTGGATCAAAAACATTTATTGGAAATTGGATGAAATAAGTTGTGTTCTTGTATTGCGTAATCAAACATGGTTTGCAGACAATATTTCAACATTGCAAGACATTTGGAATATTATAGAAAAGGAGAGAGAAAGCGGGTATTCACACAGGGAACCCAAACGTTCACAGAAAAGTCTTTTAGCAAATGTAAAAGCAACCGCAAATGCAAATGTAAAAGCAAATGCATATGCAAATATAGTAGTAAAATTAGATACACCCATTCATAAAATAGAAAATCTAGAGAGAAGAGAGAGATCAGGATCGGGTTGTTTCTTGCATATAGACAAGTTATCCAATAAGACGACCATACTATAAGTCTAGTTGGCAAATGCTTGTAAATCAGGACCTGCACGACCACCTAGGAACAAATTCTGGTCTGCTGTATAATAATTAATACGCACAGATCCTGGTGTGATTAAAGGTGCAACAGGCAAAGGAGTCGAATAATTAGACTGATTTTTGACATCTCCATACAATGTATTGTTGCAAAAATCTGCACGAATACAGGTGCCATCATCTGGATTGTTTCTATAACGCAAATTGTTGGTGATTTGCTTATAGGAAGGTTCTGAAAAAACAGGATAATGCCACCAGATATCACTATAGTTATTAGCATTCACTTGATTGCCTACAAAAGGAAAACTATCTAATAATGGCATCGTTTCACTGCTAGGAATAGGTCCAGCATCGGTCAATTTATAATTACTAAATCTTTCGATATATTTGTTATACAAATCCTTATTGCATGGTTGATGTAAACTAGGAACATATGGAAAAAAGATAATGACGGATAATATAATTATTAAAAAAAGCAGTCCATAGTAATACTTCATTTGTGTAATGGATATATATATATATATATAAATAGTAAAAAATACCTACAGCAATAATATAATTTGTATTGAAATAATATTATTTTATAAAAAAGATATAAAAATTATATGACAATATATAACAACCCATATACCCAATAGGATGGAAAATACTTTAGAAATGCGAGTTCAAAAGCGTAATGGATCATTAGAAGACATGTCCTTTGACAAAATTTTAAATCGTGTCAAAAAAATTGGTCAAGAAGTGAATATTCAAATAAATTATTCTTCTTTAGTGATGAAAGTAATTGATCAGTTGTATGATGGTATTCCAACTACTAAAATCGACGAATTGACTGCAGAACAATGTGCATCCCTTTCTACACAACATCCAGATTACGGAATTTTAGCAGGACGTATAGTTGTATCCAATCATCAAAAAAATACAAATGCATCTTTTTATGAAATCGTCAGTGATTTATTTCATTATAAGAATGCAAGCACAGGTGTAGAAGCGCCTTTGATAGCCACTGATTTTTGGCAAATAGTAGATGATAATCAAGAAGAAATCCAAAACATGATTGATTATAGTCGTGATTATTTAATTGACTATTTTGGTTTCAAAACATTGGAGCGTTCCTATTTGTTCAAATTGGGTTCTAAAATAGTGGAAAGACCACAACACATGTGGATGCGTGTTGCCATTGGAATTCATGGATACGATTTACAATCAGTCAAGGAAACCTATGATTTGATGTCGCAGAAATATTTCACTCATGCTACACCCACACTTTTCAATGCGGGGACACCTAGACCGCAAAATTCTTCTTGTTTTTTGTTGGCAATGGAGGATGATAGTATTGATGGTATTTTCAACACATTGAAAGATTGTGCACATATATCCAAATGGTCTGGAGGGATTGGATTGCATATCCACAATGTTCGTTGCAAAGGTTCCCATATTCAAGGAACCAACGGAACATCGAATGGATTGGTTCCCATGTTGCGTGTATTCAATAATACGGCCAGGTATATAGACCAAGGTGGCAAACGCAATGGTTCCTTTGCCATTTATTTGGAGACGTGGCATCCAGATATGGAAGATTTTCTAGAGATGAAGAAAAATCAGGGAGATGAAGAAAACAAAGGACGAGATTTGTTTTATGCATTGTGGGTATCGGATCTTTTTATGGAGCGTGTAAAAGAAAACAAAATGTGGTCTTTTTTCTGTCCTGCAGAATGTCCAGGATTGGCGGATGTATATGGGGAAGAATTTGAAGCTCTTTATAAAAAATACGAATCTGAAGGAAAACATCGCAAGACCATCTTGGCTCGCGAATTGTGGTTCAAAATTTTGGATGCACAGATGGAAACAGGAACTCCTTATTTATGTTATAAAGATGCAGTGAATAAAAAAACGAATCAACAAAACATTGGCACCATAAAATCGAGTAATCTTTGTGTTGCTCCTGAAACGTTGATATTAACAGATAAAGGACATTTGGAAATTCAAACATTAGAAGGAAAACAAGTAAATGTATGGAATGGAGAAGAGTTTAGTGAAGTAACTATTTGTAAAACAGGTATAAATCAAGAATTGATTGAAGTTCATACAAGTGATGGATGTGTATTACATTGCACTCCTTATCATAAATTTTATATTCAAGAGGGATATAATAATAATAACATCAAAATAGTTGAAGCCAAAGATTTAAACTCAGGTGACAATTTGATTGAATGGAAAAATATTGATAATTCTATTCATGAATCGGTTCAAATAGTAAAAATTGAAAATAAAGGACGTTTTGATGATACATTTTGTTTTACAGAACCTAAACGACATACTGGTATTTTTAATGGTTTAATAACATCACAATGCAGTGAAATTATGCAGTATTCAGACGAAAAAGAAACGGCAGTATGCAATTTGGCGAGTATTGCGCTTCCAGCATTTGTGAATGAACAAACGCGTCAATTTGATTACGAAAAGCTGCATCAAGTTGCTAAAGTGGTGACAAACAATTTGAATAAAATAATAGACAATAATTTTTATCCTACGGAAAAGACAAAACGCAGTAATTTTTTACATAGACCCATTGGTATCGGAATCCAAGGATTAGCGGATACATTTATTATGATGGATATTGCGTATCAAAGCGACGAAGCCAGAAAAACAAACAAAATGATCTTTGAAACCATTTACCACGCTGCTTTGGAAAGCAGTAATGAACTTGCAATAGATAGAGGAAAGGCATTGAAAAGTTTGATTCGATATATGAATATGAAAGAGTTGAGAGAAAAGCGAAAGGATCCACATGAATGTATCGGATTTGAAGATTTTTTGTTGATTGATTCTCATGTCATTACTATTGTTGATTATTACAGACCATTAATAGGTGAATTATTGAATTTGAAAGAGGATCATTTGGGTGCATATAGTTCGTTTGAATTGTCACCTGTGTCACAAGGAATCTTGCAATATGATATGTGGAATGTGGAACCCACACCCGATAGATATGATTGGAATAAGCTGAAAAAATCCATTCAAACAGCAGGAATACGTAATTCGTTGTTGATTGCACCCATGCCCACGGCATCTACCTCGCAAATATTGGGATACAATGAATGTTTTGAACCCTTGACAAGCAATATTTATAGTCGTAGAACATTGGCAGGTGAATTTGTGGTTGTAAACAAATATTTAGTGAGAGAATTGATTGAATTGGGATTATGGAATGAGAATATCAAAAACAATATCATAGCCAATAAGGGAAGTATTCAACAATTGTCCATGGTGTCGGAACATATGCGAAACAAATACAAAATAGTCTGGGAAATGCCGATGAAACATTTGATTGATTTGTCTGCAGATCGTGGTGCGTTTGTTTGTCAAAGCCAAAGTTTGAATTTATGGTTAGAGGATCCAAATTACAATACATTGACCTCGATGCATTTTTATTCTTGGAAGAGCGGATTGAAAACGGGTATTTATTATCTGCGTAGAAAACCGAGACACAATCCACAGCAATTTACGATTGAACCGGAAAAAAATACATCAACCAATGTGATGGAACAAGTAGAGGATACAATATGCGAAAGTTGCAGTGCATAGAGTTGTCAAGAAACATTGTTTAGTCTTTTTGCAAAATGTGGCGTAAAATATATACGAGTTTTTCTTCTTGTTTGTCAAGAAGCAATGTTGGATATTTTTGTTGTTTATCATATTCTACGTTGACTAAAATGGCTGAATCACAAAGTTCTTTGTCACCGACATCATCGGGATTGATGTTTTTCAAATAAGTATTGAATGCATTTTTTTCTACAAATGTGTTTTTATTGATGGTTATGGATATGGGTGTGGGTATTTTTTTATTCTTTTGTTGCTTTTGTTGCATATAATAATGTTCATATGTATTTTGTTTGCCAATTTCTACGAATCCTACTCCTCGATTGAATTCGTATACCTCAGCACATTCTACGCAGTACCCAATAAATACTCCATTCCATGATCCAAGATGTTTGCACATATCGCATTCATTTGGACCTGTATTGGGTGCATGATTTGTAGCCCACTCTTCAGGAAAGGTCAAGCAGTAAAGTTCATCATCATAAATATAATATTGATCGCGTTGATTCTTGTAAACAAGAGTAGAATTCATTTGATCACCCTTGAATTTAATATTGAAATTTAATTTTGTTTTACTTTTGTATGTGTATTTGTAAAAATAAAATACTTTCAATTTTTTTATGGGTACAATTTGTTTGTATACCAACAAAAAGGAATAATGTTGAACTAATATAAGAATGTGTTATTCAGCCAATATTAGTATCATTACATTTTTGATAGGTTTTATTGGTTCAATACTTGTATACTATTTGGGTAATACAACTAGTAAAATTTTTGGAACTCTTCTTGGTTTTGTATCCTTTATGCAATTGATTGAATATCTTTTGTGGAAACATCAAACATGTGATAATTACAATCGTTTTTTATCCATTACTGCCATGATTATCAATCATTTGCAACCCATTGTTTTTGGAATAGCAATTCTATTTTTCAATAAAAAAATGACATCATCTACTATTTCTTATATTCTTGGAATTATGATCATATATTTATGTGCCATTATACCTTATTCTATGCAATTTTTACGTAATAAAAAATTATTATGCACAATAAAGGACAATAAAACTCGGCATTTATTATGGAATTGGAATAATTTACCGAATTCAACCATAATATATACCTGTTTTTTTACGTTAAGTATGGTACTTTTAGCTCTATTGGGAATTCCTGAGAAAAAAATGGCTATTCTTTTAGCATCTATGTGTGTTTTCACATATATTAGTAGCTATTTTTTGTATCCTAAACATTTTGTAGGGTCTTTATGGTGTTTTTATACTGCATTTGTTCCTATTCTATATTATATGGCAATGAAACTTTCAAGAATGTACAAAGGTCTAAGAGTCTAATAAAAGAGATTTCATTTTTTTAATGGTTTTATCGTCTTGATTTGCTTCAAAAATATCTATATTGTAATGCAGTTTGAGAAAACATCGCATACAGATAAAGACATCATTCAATGAATTATGAAGATGTTTGGGAATGCTTTGAAACAAATGTTGATGCAATTCAACCAATTTGGGATATTTTGTATATTCATTTCCATATTTATTGATAGTTTTTTTATTGCATAATTTCACATTGGACATCATAGTGCAATGAATATTGGGTGTATATTTCAAATAATAGATATAGTCTACTATTTTTTTGGAAGAACGATTGGATGGACGGCATTTCTTCAACATTCTATAGAGTTCTGCATGAATAACCTTTACATCAAAATAAGCATTATGTGCAATCATATAATTTACTTGTTGCGCATCTTGCATAAATTCCGTCAAAGCAATATCAATAGAGATTCCTTTTTTGGAAATTTCATTGGATATTCCGTGAATGTTGAATACTATGTCATTGATAATAATATCATCTGGAACGCGAATGATATTATTAACTATTTTTTGGATTTTCACTTGTTTGTTTTGAATTTGCACTATAACATAACTCAATTGCACAATATAAGGATATTTGTCTGTTTCTGATGGATGTATTTTATTATCAATTAATCCAGTTGTTTCTGTATCAAAAATCATAAAGATCATATTTTCTTGAAATACTTGTTGCATGGTGTTGGTTGTTTTCTATTATTTTATTTTCATTTTGAAATGGGATTATAAATCAATTTTTTTATTTGGATTCATTGGATTCATTGGATTCATTGGATTCATTGGATTCATTGGATTCATTGGATTCATTGGATTCTTCTTTTGACATGGAAATTGATGACAATATTTTTTTGCAAAATGTTTTGCGATGAAATTCAGTAATACCAAATTCACGAATTCCTTTCATATGCTTTGCAGCACCATATCCCATATTGGAAGAAATGTTGTATTTTTCTGCTAGTTCTGGATGCAATAAACACAATTCTTTGATATAGTTGTCTCGTTCCACTTTTGCCAAAATAGATGCAGCTGCAATACTTGCATAATGATTGTCTCCACCCACTATACAATGATGTTCTATTTGCTGTATTTTTTGATTTTGACTGAAAATGATTAGAGGATTGAAATAATTTCCATCAATCAACAAAAGCGTATTTTCAATAGTCAAATTCTGTGATTTTATCAATTCTTTGATACATTTATGCATGGATAATTGAGTTGCTTGCAGTATATTGATTTCATCGACGACCTTTTCATCTTCATATTGGACAGACCAAGCAATCGCATTTTCTTTGATATATTGTGCAACTTCTGCAATTTTCTTTTTGGAATGAAATTTTTTGCTGTCTTTTATTTTGCTAAAGTCGAATGTGCTTTTCTCGTCTTTGGGTAATATAACCGCACCCACATAAACACGTCCCATAAGAACGCCTCTTCCCGATTCATCTACACCAATTTCGACTATGTTTGGATTGTCAGAGTAATATTTGGATAATATTTTTTGTTCCATGATTGCTTTCTATTAGAAATGATTTTCTTTTTATTCTTTTTTTATAAAAAGAAAAACAAATCAATTTTTACACATTCTATATTTTTTTCGCACTATACATTATACTATGAAGAATAAAACATTAATTTTTTTATCCATTTTGTTATTTGGAATTATATTGTGTTTCATTTTAGGAATGTCCTGGAATTCAATGAGAGAAGGAATGTCAAACATTACAGATAATACTTTTTATGCCAATGATAGTTCAGGAGCCACAGCATCTGTTTCTAAATCAAGCGGATCTTATGTGATTACTATAACAAGTGGTGGAAAAACAATCACATATAATCCGCCTACAAGCATGTCAACATTGGATGGTGCAACTTTTACGGATGCAGCTGGAAGTGGAAATACAGCAACAATAGATATTGGATTGGATGGTAATTATTTTATTACAAGTATTGCAGGTAGCGCCAAAATATATTATTACGTTACATCACCATCTTCAAGCACGGGTTCAGATACAAAAACAGGAACAGATACAAAAACAGGCACAGACACTAAAACAGGCACAGATACAAAAACAGACACAGACACAAAAACAAAAACAGACACAGACACAAAAACAAAAACAGACACAAAAACAGGATCAACAAGTGTAACTACATCCAATACTATATCTTTTCCCACAAATACATTTTATGCTCCCAATGGATCTAGTGCCGTCATCAATAACGTAGGAGGAACGTATTCATTAATAGTGACCAATACAGATGGAACAACTAGTTCCTATTATGTAAATCCAAATACTACTTCTACTTCTAATGCAATGTTTAGCGGTCCAAATGGAACAGCAAAATTCACATCAACCAATAATGTTCAATATTCTATTCAATTATCACAACCTAATGGATCCACACTTGTTTATACAAATACACCTCCTTCTTCGACAAATTCTCTTTTTAACTCATCCTTATTCAATTCCTTTTTCCCCTCATCAGGATCTCAAACCACTATGCCAACAGGTGGTCTAAATCAATCTATGATGCCCAATCCACTTATGAAACCCACTATGCAATCCAATATGCAATCCAATATTTCAAGCAATGGACCCATTACGGGATATACAAGTTCCTCTGGTATTTCAAGAAATCAAATTCCTCCTGGTCAAGAAGAATTGTATATTTTGAAAACGGATATTGTTCCACCAAGTAATTCCCCTGGAACATGTCCCGTAATGATTCCTAGACAAGAACCTTGTGCTCCCTGTCCCGCACCTCAACGTTGTCCTGAGCAACCCTATAAATGCAAGATGGTGCCCGATTATAGTGTCATGAATAAAGAAGACCTTCCTCAACCCATGTTGAATTCTTTTGCTGCATTTGGTTAAACTGATTGGAAAGTGACATTTTTTATTTTTACACCTTTTCACATTTCAAACGCCGATTTTCACGGCATAAAAAATAAATAAAAAAGAGAAAACAGAAAATATTATTTTGAATCATACTTTTCAAATTATTGGAGAACCTTGAAAAAGAAATAAGGAAAGAAATGATTCTTGACCCGCTTTTGGAGCCGACCACCCGGAGGGTAGTCGGGCTATTTTTTTTTTATGCTATTATATTTATCTCCTTTTTCCATACTTGATATAAATGTGTTGAAATTAACAACAATTTCTTGATTGGTTTCTGGTTGTTTTGGTTTTGATTCTGGTTTTAATTCTCTACCATTTATTTGAAATGGTTTATCTAAATTAACTATTTCAAATGTAAGAAGATTTCCATCAATTTTAATAAATTTTGCTTTATTATCATTTATTGTATCATATACTCTCCCTGCTTTTGATAATTCCTCAATATAATCATTCGCATTTTTTTCCTTTGATTTTGATGGTTTCTTGTTATATTCTAACATATTTAATTATGATACTGGTGATTTATTTCATATAATAAAATAGAATTATTTTATTTCAATTTTATATATAATCGGCATTTGAAATGTGAAAAGGTGTAAAAATTTTTATTTTATAAATTTTTTTTGTAAAATAAAAAAATTGAAATACTTTTTTCAAAGAAAAGAATTAGCACTAATAAAACTGAAAACCTTGACGTCTAGAAAATTCTAAAAATGATCTGTTCTATTTGCGGTAGTCATTCTCACGATCATTATCATTGCGATTGTCCCAAAATAAATATATACCATAAAATAGCAAAAATAGCTTCTCCAGAATGGTTTAAAAAAATGCCTCTGTATGTTTGTAAAATATTGGCTTTTGGAAAGTGGAAGATTGATCTTTCTCTCTATCGATTACCTTTGTATATGTTGAATGAAATAGTCTATTCATTATATTCAAGATTGAATACAGATGTAAACAATGGACAAGAAACTCTTGAAAATATTCACATTCACATTGAACGTTCTATCTTGTATGCAAAAAATATGTATCCGCAAATGAAAATTGCTCGTAAACAAAAAATACAAGTTTTATCAACTATTAAAAAACGTATTGCTTTTTTAAAGAAGGAAGAAGCTAATGGTCATGCTATTAATATAGAAGAATTAGCTGAACTAGAGGATTTTATAGATTTTGATAAAAATGATGAATATGAAAGAGGAGCGTCTTTTTACAGAATGTCGGGAGAATTACGACAAATTATTTTAGAACATCATCACCAAGAAATGTTACAGAGAATTAATATTGTTGAACAATGTATTATTCTTCATTATCAATCAGGAGAATGGATTCCTGATCCTGTTTATACTGAAAATTATACAGGTAATAATGATGAATTGATGATATTCCACTTCTTGAATTTATGTGGATTGCAAAATGCGGATATCAATAGTTACGGAACAAACCTTATGTTGGAATGGTATAGAGAGTTACACTTTAGTATCACAAAAAAAAATCCACATGAACATATTGTCTTTGAATGTGATGAACATCTCTATCATGATAACGTGATTAAAAACGTCAATGAAAACAATGAGAATGAATGTGGTATTTGTCTTTGTGTTCAAGACAGCATGGTAAAATTGAATTGCATGCATATGTTTTGCAGTGGTTGTATCACACAACAAGTGAAACTGACGCCATCTGTTAGCAAATGTGGATTTTGTCGCACATCCATTTCCAAAATCTTTGTATTGAATGAGGAAACCATGCAACACATAAAAACTGAATTGAATTTGTAAATTTGTGAATTTGTAAATAATGTTCTTATTCTTGCATAAAAAA